CGCGCAGACGGCTGAGTTTTACCAGGGCAAGATGCGGGAGATTGAGTATCGCTCGCAGGCGCAGATTGCCTATACGACGGCCTTCCAGAACGCGGTGCATCAGTCCTATGGCTGGCTGCGGTTCAACACCAAGTATCAGCCGAAGGGCTTCGTGCAGGACCTCTGGATTGACAGCATCGAGAACCCGGATCTGGTGCTGTCGGACCCTGACGCCTTGCGGCCGTCCTCAAGCGACCAGACCTATTTGTTCTACTTGCAGTCACGGAGCATCAAGGAGTTTCGCCGGGAGTTTCCAAAGGCTGAAGTAACCAACTTCACGCCCGAAGTGGTGAGTCAGGCCCCGGCCTGGATTACCCCGGAGCGCGTGCAGGTCGCGGAATACTGGGCGATTGAGCCGGTCACGAAGGAACTCGTCCTGCTGCAACTGCCAGACGGTCGGACGCAGGGCTTCTACACCGACGAACTCGAGCAGATGCCGACGAACGGCGCGAAGGTCGTGGACCGCCGGCAGGAGCAAGTCCCCGAAGTCTGCATGTATCTGACCAATGGGGTCGAGATTCTGAAGAAGCCGGGGCAAGAGAAGCGGCAGCGGTGGGCGGGCAAATACATCCCGTTTGTGTCGTGCTTCGGGATGGTGATCTATGTCGATGAGGGGTCGGGCCCGAAGCGCAAGATCCTGAGCATGACGCGGCTGGCCCGCGATCCCTACATGCTCTATTGCTACTACCGGACGTGTCAGGCGGAACTCGTGGGGATGACCCCAAAGATTCCCTACTTCGTGCGGCGAGGCTCGCTCAAACCTGATCAGTTGGCGAACCTGGCGAAGTCGCTCCACGAGCCTATTTCCGTGATTGAGGTCGAAGCGTTCATCGACGGCATGCCCGGTCAACCCCCGGAATTTCCCCAACGGAACCCCTACGAGCCGTTCATCCAGAATCTGGAGATTGGCGCGGAGTCGGCGCGGCGGGCGATTCAGGCCGCGATGGGCATTAGTCCGTTGCCGACGCAGGCCCAGCGGCGCAATGACAAGTCCGGCGTGGCGCTGCAGCAGATTGAGAGCTCGCAGCAGAAGGGCTCGTTCCACTTCATCGACCACTACAACGAGATGCTGCACCAGGGCGCGGTGATTGTCGAAAACCTGATCCCGAAGGTGTATGACACGCCCCGCGAGGTCGGGGTGCGGGACGCGAAGGACAACGCCAAGACGGTCAGCATCAACAATCCCCAGATGCAGCGCAAGGGCGACATGCCGAACGGCGTGGCGGGGGACCATACCGTCACGATTAGCGAGGGGCCGGCCTTCGAGAGCCAGCGAGCCGAGGGCGCCGCGTTTACCGATACCCTCGTGAGCAATCTCCAGATGATTGCGCAGGTCTCCGGGCCGAAGGCGGCGGGGGCGGTGCTCGGGCTGGCCGTGAAGCTGAAGAATCTGGGCGAGATTGGCGATGAGATTGCCAAGATCGTGACCCCGCCGGAGTATGCGGAGCAGGACGGACAGGACCAGATCCCGCCGCAGATTAAGGCCGCGCTGCAGCAGATGGGGCAAGAGAACCAGCAACTCAAGCAGGCCATTCAGTCCAAGGTGGCTGAGAAGCAGGCCGAAGCCCAGGCCAAGGGCCAGATTGACATGCAAAAGCAGCAACTGGAGGGGCAGCAGAAGCTCCAACAGATGACGCTCGAGCAGCAGGGCAGGGAGCGGCTCGCGTGGATTCAGCAGTCGGCCCAGATTGCGATTGCCGGCGCCAAGATTGACGCCGAAGAGGCGCGGACGTTCGTGGATGCGGTGGAGCAGCGCAGCGCGAAGGCGCTCGACCTCCACATGGAGCATGTCGGGCACGCCCAGGATGTGATCCACGCCACGGCCCAGATGACGCATGAAAAGGCCCTGAGCGAGCAGGAGCACGAGCAGGCCTTGCAAGCGGCGCAGGTCGGGCATCAGCAGGCCCTCGAGCAGGGTGCACAGGGGCACCAGCAAGCCTTAGAGCAAGGGCAGCAAGCGGCCGATCTGGCCCCTGAACCTGCGGAGCCGTCGGCATGATGAGCCTGCCGCTCTTGGAACGGCGGCGGGCGGTGATTATCTCGGATCTGCTCCTGAAGGTCGAAGCGGCCGACTGGCATGGCGTGGCCGATGCCGCGATGGACCTGCGGGAGATTGATGTGGCCATCAAACTCCTGAGCAGCGACCGCAAACCCGTGTATACTTCGTGACCATACCCATGGATAGGAAGTAACCAGCATGGCCGACGAACCGATTGCCGCCTCGTCAGCGGTCGCTGAAACGCCTGCGGGTCCAGCCCTCCCGAACCTCTCGGGGATGAGCAGCGCCCAAGTGGCGGAATGGCGCAAGACCGGAGAAGCCCCCAAGGCGAACGACTCGGATACGCCTGCCGACCAGCCTGTGGAACAGGTCGCCTCAACGGAGGTCGCTGCTACGCCCGCCTCGGAACCGGGCTCACCGAAGAAGAAGAACGCCGAGAGTCGGAAACAGGAACTGCAAGCCGAGATTGACGGACTGCTCAAGACGCGGGCGCAACTCCGCGCCGAAGTCTCAGCCCCGGTCCCGGTCAGCCGTCCAGATGTCCAACCGGCAGTCTCATCGCCTGCCGCGGCCTTTCCTGATTACGATACGTGGAGCACGCAGCAGCCAGCGGGATCGGATATTCGCTATGAAGTCTATAGCGCCGAGTTTACGCTGGATGTGGCCGCTCGGAAACAGCACGCCTATGCGGACCAGCAAGCCCGCGCAGAAGCGGCTCGAGAGGCCACGGAGTTGCAGACCGCCTACCGTCACGCCGCGGAGACCTTTGTGACGGACCATCCCGACTACTGGTCGGTGGTGAATCCGATTACGCAGCATCTGCCGGTGCAGAATGCGACGACGGAAGCGATGGGCGACGTGATCGCCCGGTCTGCGAGTCCTCCGCAGTTGCTCTACCATCTCGGCACGCATAAAGACGAGTTTCAACGCATCCTGAGCCTCCCGCCGGCGCGTGCCGTCTACGAGCTTGGGAAGATTGATGCGAGTCTGACGCCTCCTTCGGTGCCATCTGTCCCTCGGACGAGTGCCCCGCCGCCTCCGCAGACCTTATCGACACGAGCCGTTGCGCCCGTGGACGATGTCGATGCGGCGCTGGCGTCTGGGGACTTTCGTCGCTACAAGGCTGCGCAGAATGCGCGAGATGTGGCGGCACATAGATAGGCGGCTCCGATGCCGACAACGAACTCCTGGAATGTCGTCGATTGGCTGACGACTGAAGGGCTCCGACTGCTCACGAACAAGCTGGCCGTGGCCCAGTTTGGCAACACGAACTACAACAAGGAATTTACGCGGGACTTCGCGGTCGGCGAGACCGTCCGTGTCCCCCGTCCGTTCCAGCCGACGATTCGCACCGGCCTCGGGTATAACCCACAGGCGGTGACACGCATCTACACCACGGTCACGGTCGATCAGATTTTCGGCGTAGACCTTGAGTGGGATGACGTGCAGAAGGCCCTCGAAGTCACCAAGCCCGATGCGCAGTTGCGTGATCAGGTGCTCGATCCCTGCATGTCCTATATCGCGCAGGAGATTGACAGCCGGTTCACGCAGTATGCCTATCAGCATGCCAACAACGTCGTCGGCGTGCTCGGGACCGACCCGACCTCGACCACGATCACGATGCAGGCCCGCCAGCGGCTGATTGAGAAAGCCTGCCCGCCCTCAGGCAACAAGGGCTTTATCATCCCGCCCTCGGTCAACACCTCGCTGACCCCGGCGATTCAGTCCCTGTTCCAGCCCGATGACGAAGTGTCGCGGCTGTTCAAGGAAGGCTCCCTCGGGCGTCTGAGCGGGTTCAAGTGGTATGAGAGCATGTCGCTCTACAGCCACACCGCGGGCACGTGGGCCGGCGCCGTGACCATCACGACCACGATGGCGAGCGGGGACACGACGATTGCCGTGACCTGCACCAACGGCGACACGTTCAAGAAGGGCGACAAGATCGGGATCACCGGCTTCTATGCCGTCAACCCGATGACCCGTCGCACGACCACCACGGCGACCACGATGCAGGTCACGGTCCTCGCGGATGTGACAGCCTCGGGCACCTCGGCCACGTTGAGCATCTCGCCAGCGATTTACGGCCCGGGTTCGCCATATCAGAACGTGAACGCGCTGCCGACGGCGACGACCGCGCTGGTCCTCTGGCCTGGCACCACGAGCCCCAACGGCAAAGTGGGCAAGGTCGGGCTGGCGATTCATCCCGATGCGTTCGCGCTGGTCGGGGTCAAGCTCGAGACGCCGAAAGCGGTCGAAATGTCCTCACAGCAGCGGGATCCCGACACGGGAATCAGCATCCGCTTTGTGAAGGCGTGGGATCCTGTTCAGTCGAAGATGATCCACCGGTTCGATGTCCTGATGGGCTTCGGGTCGCTCTATTCAGATAACTGCGCCGTGGCAATCGCCTGCGGTTAAGAGGAGAAGAACATGGCAATGCCTTACGGTTCTGGTTTTTCCCCGCTGACCGGCGAGCCGCGCAGCGGCATGATCCCCATCCCCACGCGGGTTGCGACAGCGATGACGCTGACAACCGGCGGCGGGGCCCGCACGCTGACCGCGGCCGAAGTCCTCGGCGGCGTGCTCATCGTGAACTGCGACGATGCCCAGACGGCGACCTTGCCGACGGCCACGCTGCTCAATGCGGCGCTGCCGGCCTGCTCGGTCGGGGCCTCGTTCGAACTCGACATCGTGAACGTGGGTGATACCACGCTGACGGTGGCGGTCGGCACGGGCGGGACGTTGGTGGTCGGGAACAGCAAGAGCTCGGTGGCGACGATTGCGCTGCTGAACTCGAAGCGGTTCATCATCATCGTGACCGGCGTGACGCAGAACGGCGATGCTTCTGACAGCTATCAGGTCATTGGCATGGGTTCGATTGCGGCCTCGGTGGCGTAGTGTCGGATCTGACGTTTCCCCGTCACGTCTACTGGCGTGGCGGGGTCTTTCTCATCGTGCAGACTGTGTCTGACTACGAGGCGGCGGTGCAGGCCGGTGGCCTGGACGCCCCCTCACCAGACTGGCCTGCGCCGGACGCCTACCAGTTGATCCTGGAACCGCCGGCGCCTGATGAACCGAAGAAGCGCGGACGACCGCGGAAAGCGGAGACGACATGAGTCGAATCACGATCCTGGGTGGCGGGGTGTTCACGTCCAAGAACATTGCCGACATCAACGCGAACTTTGCCGAGCTCTATAGCGGGGCGGGGGGCATCACCGGCCCAACCGGCGGCACGGGTCCGACCGGTGCCACAGGCCCATCAACCGGCGTGACGGGTCCGACCGGCGTGACAGGTCCGACAGGTCCGGCGACGGGCGTGACGGGACCGACGGGCGCAACCGGCGCAACGGGACCGACCGGACCCTGACATGTTGGTCACGTCTCGAGCCATCGCCGCCTCGGCGGCGACTGAACTCGGCACCCTCGGCCAAGGCGAAACGATGTCCGCAGCGGATCTGGCCCAATGGCTGGATCTGCTGCGGGCGCTCCTCAACGCCTGGAATGCGGATCGACGCGCCGTGTATGCGACCGCGTTTGATACGTATACGCTCGTGCCGAATCTCTTCCCGCATACCATCGGGCCGACGGGCACATTTACGACCACGGCGCGGCCGGTGGATATTGATGGGGCGAACCTAATCCTGCCGGCGACGACGGTGAACTTCAACGGGCAGATCACGATTCGGGATGCCCAGTGGTGGCTCAGTCAGTCCGTGCCGCAGTTGACCTCGGACATTCCGACGGATCTGTATTACCAGCCGGATTATCCGAACGGCAAGATTTACTTCTGGCCGGTGCCCTCGACGGCGTATCAGGTGCAGTTGATGACGCGGGTGCTGCTCGATGATGTGGCGCTGACCACGAGCAGTTATGAACTGCCGCCTGGCTACTACGATGCGATCCGGCTGACGCTGGCCGAAAAG